GCTCCACTACGTTGAAGGCCCGGGTCTCGCCAGACTTCACCTTGCGGTAGAAATTGACCAGGCCACCCCAGGCGGCCAGCCCTGTCACCCACAAGTAGGTGATCAGGCCGTAGGTCGAAGGATCTTTGTCAGGGGTCACAGTGCTTGTCTCCTTACTTGTTAGGTTCGGTGGCGGCGTCGGTCACCGGGGCCGGTGAGGCAGTCAAGCGCTCGCACTCGACCTGCGTCGTGTAGCCCTGGGCACTGAGGCGGTGCTCGACGCGCTTGATGCGCCAGTCGGTGGGGATACCGGGGCGCAGGGAAAGCGACAGCCGTCCCTCGGCGGCCAGCCTCGGATCACCGGGTAGGCTGAACGAGAGTTCGCCCTGCCCACGCTCCCCGGTGTTCTTGCGGGTCGCGGCCGCCGCCTTGGCTTCCGCTTCGGTGGCGTGGACGTAGCGGATTTCCTCGAACGGAGGTGCTCCGGTGGTCACTTCCCGGCGCTCGCCTTTCTCGAAGTCCCACCAATAAGCCTTGGTGCCGCCGGTGCTGACCTGCGGCGGGGATTGGCCGTTTTCCCCCTGGGCACTGCCAGTACCGGCGGGCTTGCGCGCACTGTGCTGGTAGCGCCACTGGGCGAGCTGCTCAGGTTCCAGCCGTAGCGTCGGCAGCGCCTGACCGGTGATGGTTTTGGCTGCCCCCTGGCGCGCGAGCACCAGAAACCCCGCTACGGGTTTGGCCACCGCATCGTGTTTGGCGGCCAGGCGCGTCAGCAGCGCCATGTCCGACTCGGCCGTCTGGTCCAGATGGGGAACGGCGATGGCACCCAGTTCAGGATCGATCTTGGCCTGGTAGCGGTGTTCAGTAGCAATGGCACTGACCAAGGCCCCGAGGGTCGTTTCCTCCCAGGAACGCGTCTTCGGACTGCGAAACGGCCCGACCATGTCGGCCGCCTTGGCCGAGACCGACAGCGTCGCTGGGGGCGAACGGATCTCGATCTCATCGACGATGAACTTGCCCATCGCCACCCAGGCGCGGCCGGCGTAGGAGAGCGAGACTTCGAGCACCGTGCCGATCTTGGGCAGCTGCGCAATCGCCCCATCCGCACGCCGTCGGTCATCCAGCGTCAGGCGCAAGGTGTCGGAGGACAGACCGGCTTCGTCGGTGACCACCAGCTCCAATAGCCGGTCGGCCACGGCGCGGGTGATGTCGGTGCGGTCGGCGAGGATCAGGAAGGTGGGTTGCATCGTGCGTTCTCCTCACGACCAGATGCGTACCAGCGGCAGCACGGGCTGGTCGTGGAGTACCGGCAGAAAGACGGGCGTGCCCGCAGGCAAACGCAGCATCTGCGCCACCGGCAGTCGTGCCAGTTGGCGGTTGGCCTCGATGACCAGCGGCAGTACATCGAGGCGGCCGTAGTGCCGCCAGACCAGCGCATCGAGCATCTCGCCCTCGCGAGCAGTGAGCACCTGGGCATCGAACGATTTACGGGTCATGGCAAGGCCTCCTGCAGCCAGACCAAGGCGGTGCGGGTTTTTTCCAGCAAGGCGATGAGCTCGCCGGCGATCTCGCTGTGGCGCGGGCTGTAGAGCACCGGGTCGGTGCGCGCCTGGATCTGGGCGGCGGTGGTCCACAGCGCATTGATGGCGGTGAGCAAGGCGGAGATCTGTGTGTCCAGTGCAGCAGCAGAGGTCAGCGGTGCGTTGGCGGCGCTGATCACCTGCTGCACCAGCGGATCGACCGCGTGGATCGTCAGCCCTGCCGACCTCAGCTGGCTGTGCAGGCCGTTGAGGCTGGGGCCGAAGGCGGCGAGCAGCTCCTTCAGGGCGGTATGGACCGAGGCCACGGAAGTGACTTCACTGGCGGTGCCCGTTTCTTCCAGCAAGCCGGGCAACGATCCGAGCAGGTCATCAATCGCGCCGATGGGGTCGGTAAGTACCGAATCGACGACCGACAACACCGCGAACGGACTCCAACCGCCCGAGTAGTCGGTGACGGTCTCGTCCTCGCCATACGCTTTGAGCTTCATGTCGAATCCCACCCGGCGCGGCTGACCGTCGTCCATCAGCACGCTGCGGGTGTCGCCGACCTCGACGATCACCCACGACCCCCACACCCGGCCCAGGCCATCGACCAGTTGCAGGGGTTTGCCCAGATCGGCGAGCGCACGCATCTCCTCCACCTGCTTGAGGCCCGCGTCGAACCCCGGAAAGAGCACACCCTGCAGCCGGATCTCGGCAGGCTCGCGGCCAGTGAACTGCAGCGCGGGTTCCCGCCCGATGCGCGCCTGCTCGGGCCAGCGCCAGGACTGGCTCATGGCCAGGCTCTGGTAGGTCGCTTGCCCCATCTCGAAACGAAACGGCCCCAAGGCCAACATCACGCGTTCGGCCATGGCGAACCTCCGCAACAGGAATAGAAGGATCAGTCGTGCAGTGCCGCGCTGGAGCCACGCAAGACTTCGCGGATCAGGCTGCGCAGCCGACTGTCGAGCAGATCGGCCAAGGCCTGCGGGTCGCTGCCCGGGGGCGCATGGATGGTGATCTGCGGGGCGAAGTGGATCGAGGCTGCGCCTGGGGCTGCCGGTGCCCCCGGTGGCATGGATGGCGCCACACGAGTGGGATCGTTCACCGGGACTGGCTGGGCACGCGCCGGAGCCACCACATCGCCAGGCTCATCTTTGACCGATGGCAGTTGCGGTGCAGACGTGCCCTCCCACACCGGCCGCAGCGTTGGCACGGGCACATCGCTCTGAGCAGGCAGCGCCAACCCCAGCGACGGACGCTCCGGTGAGGGCAGCCGCAGCCCCTGTGCTGGCGATACCACGTCAGGGTTGGCCAGCGACAACGGCACGGCCTGCAGCGATTGGGCCAGTTGCCCGACTTCACTCACCACTGCCGGCCCGGCCGCAGCCACCCCTTGCGCCAGGCCGAGCGACAGCGCGCTGCCCAGCGTGGCGAACACCCGCGACGGGCTGTGGATGCCCAGCATCGCCTTGAAGCGGTCACGCACCCCGGCGGCCACTTCACCGACTGCGGCGACGGCCTGCTCTGCGGCATTGCGCACGCCTTGGGCCAGACCTTGCAGCATCGCACTGCCCAGGCTCATGAACTGGCCGGGCAGATTACCCAGCGCCGTCAGCATCGCCCCCATCACCGACTGCAGTGCAAGCAGCGGGTTGGGTGAGCTCAGCGCAGCAGTCAGTTGCTGCCAGGCCGACTGGGCACCGCTGACCACGCCGGCCCACAGGCTGCCGAAGAACCCCGAGAGCGGTTGCCAGGCGGCTTGCAGCGCAGCCAGCGGCGAGAACGACACCAGCCACCGGAAGCCCTCCATCACCCAGCCCACCAAGGTGCCCACGGCCCGGATCGGGAACGTCAGCGCCGTAAAAGCCGTGCTCAATACGCTGCCGATCACCGTCCCGAGGGACTGGCCCGATGCCGAGAGGCTGTCGAATTCATCCTTGGAAAGCGTCACCGGCGCGAGCAGTTCGCCCACCCAGCCGATCAGGCCGCTGACCGCATCGGAGATAAACCCGAAGACCGACGCCACCGCCTGACCAATCGGTGCCAGCGGGGCCAGTACCGTAGTCAAGCTGCTGATCGCTGGCTGGACGCCTGCGCGAATGCCCTCGAACACGCCCCCCACATAGGCAGCGATGGGGTCCCAGTATTTGCGAATCACCAGCGCCAGACCGGCAACCGCCGCACCAATCCCGGCCACGATCCAGGTGATCGGGTTGGCGAGCAGCGCGGCCGTCGTTGCACCAATCGCCGGCAACATCGACCAGAAGGCCAGCGCCGCCGACTTGATCGGGGCGATCAGCCCGAGGGCACCCGTCTGAATCCGACTCCAGGCCAGCGACAGAATGCTGGCACTGGTTCCAGTGGCCGCCGCCTGCACTTGCAGTAGCGCCAGACCGGCCCGGGCCGACTGAAACGCCACCTGGGCACCGAGTATCGGCCCCTTCACGAAGGTCCAGGCATAGCCCAGTGCGATGGTGGCCACCTTCAAACCCAACACGGCGCCGACGGTGCCCACCACCCCTCGCGTCACGATGGGGAAACGCTCGGCCAGATTGGCCAGGCTGTCGATCGGCCCCATCAGCGCGCCCACCAGGCTGTTCAAGGCCGGCAGCAGCGCATTGCCCACCGTGATGCCGAGCCGGCTCATCTGGTTTTTGAGGAGTTGCAGGTTGTTGGCGGTGGTCGCCGAACGCGCTTCATACTCTTTCTGCATCGAGCCCGCGTAGGCCGTCTGATCGGCCACCAGACCCACCGCCTTCTCGTAGGTCTCCATCGAGCCCACCAGCTTGGCGATGTCGTCGGCGTACTCCATGCCGAACAAGTCCGACAACGTACCCATCAGATCGGGCGCCTTCTTCACTTGCTGCAGGAAGGTGGTCAGTGCGCCTTGGGCATCGCGCTGGATCATCTTCTTCATGACCTCAGCGGACAGCCCAATGTCCTGCAGACCCTGCTGGAACTTCTCGTTCTGCTTGTCGGCGGTCGCCAACTTCATCAGCAAGGCGTTGATGCCGGTGGCCGCCACCTCGGGTGGCGTCTTGAGCGCCAGGAAGGTCGCGCCCAGGGCATTCAACTGCGCGCCGGATAGCCCGAAGAGCTTGGCGGTCGAACCGGCCCGGTTGGCGATGTTCAGAAGATCGGAAGCCTTGGCGTCCATGTTGTTGGACAGGTGGTTGATGGCGTCGCCGAGCTTCACCACCTCGTCCTGGGTGAGGCCGAAGATCGAGCGCAGGCCCGTCATCGCCGCACCTGCCTGTTGACCCGACAGGTCGAAGGCCACGCCCATCTTGGCGGCGTCCTCGGCAAAGCGCAGCAACTCCTCGCGGGCGATGCCGGCCTGACCGGCAGCCGCGACGATGGCCCCAATGCCGTCAGCGGCCATCGGAATGCGGGTCGACATCAAGAGCACATCCTTGCTCATCTGCCCGAACTGATCCGGCGTGTCGAAGTTGACCACCTTCTTGACGTCGGCCATCACCGACTCGAACTGGACCGCCGGTTGCACCAAACCATAGAGGGCGCCGCCCAGAGCGACTGCGTCCATCATCTGGGCGCGGTAGGCGCTGCGGTTCTCCAGGTTGCGGGCTTGTGCTTGCTGCGCCCGGGTCAGCGCTTCAGTGCGGGTGCGCAGGGTCTCCAGCTGGCTACCGAGCCGCGCAGACTCGCTGCCCATGGCGCGGGTGTTCACCCCAGCCCGGGTCAAAGATGTGCTCAGTTCATCCACCGCTGCCCGCTGGCGGCGGTAGGCCTCTTCCGCCCGAGCCGCCGCTGCACGGGCGCGTTCCAGCTCGCGGGCCTGCTTGGCCGAAGGCTCACCACCTTGACCAGCGATATTCGCTTCCAGGCCAGAGACTTTCTGCTGGGCAGCACGCATCGCCAGGGCGGCATCCTTGGCCTGGCTGCGCAAAGTCTCCAGCTGCTTGATGCCCGACTGCTTGTTGCCCAGGTCGGCCATGGTGGAGCCCAGCTGGTTCAGCTGCGCCTGGGCACCGCGCACGGCCGAACCGAGCGAGGCCGCCAGCGTGGCACCGATGCTGATCTGAACGGGATGCGCTGTGGCCATGGGGAAACCTCGGAAATCATCAAATCATCAGGACGAGGCAGCTGCAGACGAAAGTCGCCGCGCCAACGACAAGGCCTCGACCAACTCACTCACCTCCAGGGCGAGCAACTCGGATCGAGGCCAATGGGTGTAGAGGGCGAGCTCCACCACGAGGGCGGAGAGCTCACCCGGATTCACTGCAAAAAACCGCCCAGCACCTTCTGCAGCTGGGCGTAGTCCTTCATGTCCAGCTGGTGGATGGCAGCTGGCGGCAACTCGGCCAGATTGGCGATCAGCCGGATCTCGCGCTCGGCGTCCGTGCCGGCGGACTTCTGCGCCGCCAGATGGTCGCCCACCGTGGGGCGGCGCAAGGCGATCTCCTTGATCGGCAGACCGTCGTGCTCGATGGGGAAGTTCAGGGTAATGCGTTCGGGGATGGGTTTCATGGGGGGCTCTCCTGGTTGTGTGATCAAACGCCAATCGCGGCCCGAATCTCTGCCATCTGATCGACCCCGCCGACCTTGCGCACGAGGTTCACGGCATCGATCTCGACGAGCTCTTCGTCACCGATGGTGAGCTTGTAGTAGTGCGCCGCCACCTGCAGGGTGAGCGTGCTCTTGTCACCGGGCTTCCAGGCGCTGGCCTCGATCTCTTTGCAGCCCCCGGCAAGATTGACGATCACCGGCCGGGCCACCGTGCCCTGGGCCTGAATCGCCCCGCGCAGGGTGATCTGGGAGCGGGTGGAATCCAGCAGCCCAAAGAGCTTGAAGACCTCCGGATCGAAGTCGGAGATGGTGAGCTCCGCTTCGAGCTTGTCCATGCCCAGTTCGAGCTCGACCGGGATATCCATCCCTCCGGCGCGATGCTCCTCGGTCTTCAGGGTGAGCTTGGGCAGCTTGATCTCGTCGACCCGCCCGGCGTAACCCCGGCCATCGACAAAGAGGTTCATGTTCTTCAAGACGTGCGGCAGTTCGATGGCCATTACAGAATCTCCTCGAGGTAGTCACCGACCAGGTGCGAGCGAAACACGATGTGCTCGGCCGGATACGGCGCCGTGAAATCAAAGTCGAAATACACCCGTCCCTCGGCAATGGACTGCGCGGTGTTGAGCTCGGGGTCGGCCCAGCAGCGACCCCCCAGAATCGCCGCCTGGGCCTTCAACTGGCGCAGGTAGGCATTGACCATCTCGGTCACTTCCTCGACGTAGGTGCGGGTGATATTGCGATCCACCGCCCACAGGTGCGCCTTGACCAGCGACTCGTTGATCATGTCGGCGGTGCGCCGCACCGACAGGAAGGCCCAGCGGCTGTCGGTGGCACAGGTGCGGTTGCCCCACAGGCGGATGCCGTCGTGGGACACGAAGGTCGCCACCGAGAACTCGTTGAGGTAGTTCGCCTGGGTGTTGGGATCGTTGATCGCCCAGGAGACTGGACGGGCGGGTCGCA